TAGTAGCTATAAATCTCGATAGTATATCCCGGGATGAATCAAGAGTCTTTAATAAATTAGCAACATCAATTGTACCGGCACAAGAAGAAGAAGATGCAAAATCTTCAACTAAATTTTTAATGCCGGTACCAGTTAACCTAGAAGTAAGCATGTCAATACTTGCTCGGTATATGCAAGATGTTGATCAAATAGTTTCTAATTTTGTTCCATATAATAATCCTTATATAATTCTTTCCTGGAAAGTGCCTGAAGATATAGGATTCGATTACGATCAAGAAATTAGAAGTGAAGTTCTTTGGAGCGGTAATCTCGCTTATTCAACGCCCACAGATACAACATATTCAGAAAAATTTAGAATTACCGTTGATACATCGTTTACAATAAAAGGATGGTTATTCCCGGAAGAAAAAGATAATGTAGGTAATATTTACAAGATTGATAATAATTTTATAGCAGTAGATTTACAAAATAGAATATTCTCGCCGTTAGAAGAACAAATATCTGTTGAATCATATACCAATCAAGGGTATGGAGCATTATCAAGTTATAATGCAGATGTACCAACTAACTATACTGAAACTATTACTGTATCAGGAATTCCAGAATTCACTAATATATTTTATACAACATCAGGAGTTTTCGAACAATTAAGAAATGAAACTAGTGT